AACTAGATCCATAACTGTTTCTTGTAACAATTGCCGCTGTAACTGGATCTGCAACACCAACAACATCTACTTTTTCTGGTGATAAGAATGCAACTAAGTCTTTTCTGACATCTGCAATGTTGTCTTTCATGTACAATCCAACAAGTTTTGATCCGCCAGCTTGCATTAACAAGTTTACGTCTACTTCTTCTGGGTTTGCAAACAAGTCATATCCTATTTGTCTATCAGCATCAATAGGCGCATCATCTACAGCAAGAATCAATGTGTAGTCTCCAGTGATAGGATCTGGTGTCTGTCCTGTATATGTAATAAGGTTAGCTGCAACCAGATAAACATATGTGGATGTTCTGTTTACCATTTCTGGTGCATAATTACTGTTGCCATTAAAATCCTTAGAACCAGCATCTCTGTTTAATGTGAATTTTTCTACAATATTTCCATCATATAAAACTACCATCCAAAATTCGTTACCTGTTGGCGCATAATCAAAATCATTTTCGTATGTCCAACCTGAGAAACTTGCTGCATCTGCAACAGAAACAATAATTTTATTTCCAAAAACGCCTGGATATTTTCCTACGAAGCTATTTGTTGTTGCTTCGATTACTGCAATATTAGCATCAAAATCTACTAAGTTTTCTACCAATACACCCGCAACGTCACCAGAATTAAGAGCACCAGAACCCACAACTCTTATCATTTCTAAATTATTCGCATAACTCAAGAAGTTTGAAGCTGAAAACCAATCCTCATAATTACTATCGGTAGGCAATCCAAATCTTCTTACTAGTGTACTTTCGCTGTCAATTTGTGTTCGTTCTTTAACAGGGCCCCACTCAAAATTACCAACAAGAGCTCCTATCGAGGTAGAAACAGCAGGGACAGTGTTTGTTAAATCGGTTTCTTTAATATTAACGGCAGCCGATAATGAAAATCCCATCTTATATTCTCCTTAATTTAATTAGTTGTTCTAACAAATATTTATGAATTACTATATTTGTGAGTAAATTTTATTTTAAAAATTCCCGCATTTCCAATTCACCGTCAAAAATAGGATTATTTTTGACAGAATGAGTATCTTCGTCTATCCCATTCCGTATCTGAACAAATGGGGTTAGCTCTTCTTCAATTGCTTTTATTCTATTTTTGAAAATTTCCTTCCTGATATTTTTGTCTGTCAAGTGTTTGAAATATTCTTGGGTGGAAAGCCATGAAAACATCACAAGACCCATAACAAGATCATCGTTACCATCACCATCGGCCTTAAAAGATTTCCCTTTACTCACAAATCCCGCAATTTCGTGGATTGTATCCTCGTCTTTCAATATAAGTTTGTCATTTTCTATTAAATCCTTGAAAGTGAGACAACCCATTCTTTTTGTTAGACCAGTCGTCCTTAGCCCAATTTTATGTCTTGATTTTTGTCTTTTAACTTTTGGAGAAAGAATATTTTCATATTCCAATTCCAGATTTAAAATATTGACCACTTCCCCACCCGCATCATTATTTTCTACAAGTGCGTAGGCACTATTATATAGCATGCCTATTCTGGCTATAACATTAGGAAATAATAGTGGCGAAATGCTGTTACTTCTATATACAGCCACCTGTTTAAACGGATATTCAGTAATATCTATTACTGAGACTGTACTATAATCCAACATAACACCATGCGCAACATCCACACACATCACATACGTATGATCTTCTGTTGGTTTTTCGTATACACGATAATTATTATCTAAATTTTTATATATTGGTGTAATGTATACAAGGTCTTTAATTTTTCGGTGATTAATAAGAGTATTAGATGATCCAATGAACTGACATTCTTGTTCTTGTAAAAATTGTTCTTCAGATGTATTTCTAATTTCTGTTTTTTTCCATGCAGCATCTCGTCCCGGAACACTCTTCCATGTAACAGAGAATGGCACAAAATCGTTTTTCTTTTCTTCAGCAAATGTCCACAATTTGTAAAAATGATTAAGACCATTAGGAGTAGAGACAAGAATCATTTTTGTATTCTTGCCTGAGGAAATTGTAGGATATACAGAACTATAAAAACTATTCCAAATATTTGTAGAAATACTAGCAACTTCGTCAATAAACAGAATTGCAAATGATTCTCCACGCGCTGCATCAGAAGCAGTAGACGTTGCTGTTATTCCAGATCCATTTTCTAATAATATGCTGCCTTTGTTCCATTCTTCTACACCCTGTTGCAACCATCCAGGAAGATGTTCGTATGCTATTTTCAGTTTTCTTAATATTTTACATGCTGTTTTTGATTTGTTAGCCAACAAGCCAATATCTTTATCTGAATTGAAAAGAATAAAATGTAACAAAAACGCAATCGTGGTTGTAGATTTTCCTACTTGTCTGGCAGTGTTAATATATTAAAACGATTTTTTACTAATTGCTTTATTAATTTTTTTTGGAATCCCCACAATTCAAATTTAATTCTACCCTTATCAACATTTACAATATGAACATAATTCTCGATAAAATATACGATATTTCTTTTACATTTCATCCATTCTCTTCTTTGTTCTTTCGTAAATTTGAGAATGACGCCTGATCGTTTTAGCCGCGGGTTTCTGAGATATCTTTCTTTAATTGCTATCCCGTTTGCCATTATTTTTTACTTTTCTTTTCCTTTTTTGCCATCTCTTCTGCCATTTCTGTTGTTGTTCCAATATAATAGTTTACTTCTCCAGGAGCCTGTAGAGGTGGTGTGTTGGCGATGTTCTTTTGAGATTTTGGCTGTGCTTTAGTTTTTGGATTATCTAAATTTTGTTTTTCTTTATGCAAATCAATTAGAGATTTACCTACATCAGATATATTTCTAATTAAGCCCCCTGTGATTTCTATAAACCTCGGTTGTGATGATTCAGTAACCAAAGCAATAACCTCTCCTAGTGCAATCTCTCCTTGTCCCAAAAGACTTCTTAGTGTTGCTCTAACCAAAACATAATCTTCTTCGATTTCTTTTTTGTGCTTCACTTCGTTTTCTGGAAGGGCTTCAAACGTTCTCATTTCTTTATTTTCAGGAGTTTTATTTGATATTATTTCATCGGTAATATTTAGAGCTTCATTCAAAGCAGCAATCTTTTTCGATCTTCTTTTCGTTTCTTTTTTAGGCATTATGTATTCACTCCTGGTGTTATTGTTGTATCTACAGTCCATATGTCATCTAAGAAAGCAGATGAAGGATTGACAGACAAACCCAGTTGTTCCAATAAATCCTCTGGGTTTTTATTTGAAGCATCAGATGTTCTAAGAAAATTTATGTAGATATTTTTGATCACATTTGTATCTTTTATAGGAAGATATAAATATCCTTTAGCTACAAAATTTAAAGTCCAATTTATTCTTCTTAGTTCATCATTAAAATCGCCTTCGTAATTATCATTAGGTGTCGTGCCTTCCAAAGTTATAGGTATATCTCTGGTTATGTTCATTAAAGGAATATCGATTATACTCACGTTAAAACTTGGAGAAAAATAAGGTAATATTTGTTCTATTATTTGTAGTGCGTCGTCTGTGTGTTTGGCGTAGATATCCAACGAGAAACCAAAATTAAAAGGAGTCGGATTTAACTGGCGAAGGATAACGTTAGAATTAGATATATTTTTAACTAGTTTTCGGTTCAATGGACTTATTTGTCTTCCGGGGTCATAATTAATATCTAATAATTCAAAGGAAATTCTCGGGAATGTTGTCTGAATAGCAGGATCATTTAATTCTTTATTAAGACGTACAAGGTACTTATTTTTTGGAGCAAAGGCAAGTGGAACTTTAATGTCTTTAACTTTGTTATCGTTGCTATCTAATCTTGAAATGGACAGGTTGTTAAACAAATTGCCAAATGCAATTACAATCTTTCTTGAAGTGTTAAAATAAAAGGCTTTGTTTTCTAACATGAATTAAAAGTCTCCAAAAGGTGAATCTTCCGAAAAGTCTCTTATAAGGTCGGCTTCTGCTTCAATATCTTTATTATCTCCTGCCTTATCAGTTACGAACGGTATTGTTGCTTGTGAACCATTTGTTTCTACCTGAATAGTTGGTTCTGTGCTTCCAATTTCTTGCTGCGATTGGTCTATATGTATTGAACCCACTGCTGCAACTTCTTGTGTTCCCCATGTTGTAGAAAAGGAAGGGAATATATTGTGTTTTAAAGTAGTCGCTGTGCCATCATTGTATTCTAATATCCAGACTAACCAATAGTCACTGTTGAAATTAATAACACCTTTTGTTGCAACGTTCCCGGAATCAGTAAATATAGAGTCACCTGTTTTGGTGTTTATCATAACAGCAGGATCAATTGCTCCACCTCCACCAAAACTCATACTAAACACAGGAAACCTCGTTTCATCTGAATCCTTTTGAATGAAAACATAACCAAGATA